TTCGTTTGTTAAGAAAGGAGTTATTTGATTACCCATACTATCTAGAACTTCTAGAGTAGTAGAGTCTGCAGAACTTCCGTCTGCACTAGCTAGTGTATAAGTGACGGTCATACCGTCTACTGAGTTTGCAGCAGTTACTCTACAGCTTGGAGCTCCATGTGTATTTACAATATTTGTTAAAGTACCTGCACTTGTAGACCAGACACCGTCTGCTGTTGTATTGTCTGTTGCTGCTTTAATTGTTATGTGGGAAGGAGTTATTTCATTAAATACACCGTTTGACCCTCCTGAGTCTTCCCCTTCTGCAAAGAAAAACTTATAGAAAAATTGATTACTTGGAGTAACTACTACTATTTTAGCATTGTCTCCTGCACTTCCTTGTGATGTTTTGGTAAAGGATAGTATTTTATCGGCAATAAGTAGATTTGCTCTACCTCTGTCAAACAGTCTTAATGTTGCTGAAGCTCCAGTATGGGCGTCCATATCTGTATCGCCAATAGTAACTCCACCATCGCTAGCAATAACAATATCGCTATCGTTATCGAAGCCAACTCTTGCTTGTAAAGAAATTCCAAAAGTATTGAGTGTTGTACCACTTGCGGCAAAAGCGTATGCTTGTGAACCTTTCTTAACTGTAAAGTTACATTCAAATGCACTTTCATTAGTTACTGTGCCGTCTAAGTTAGCATCAAATGTAAAATTCTCATTACTTCCATGAACTTCAAAAGGAGATTCTCCCTGAGAAGCACCATATTTTTGCATTGTGTAGTTGCCGCTTCCGTCTTTTACAACGCTACCCATAATAGTATCATTTTTATAATCAACTAAAAAGTTGGGTTTTGAAAATGCTTGATTATCGGCATCAATAAGTGTATGACGTGTTGCACTAACGCTGACCATAACTGAGTCGCTTACAAAACGTTTTACTCTATGGTAGTAGTCTACTGAAGATTTAGTATATTTGAACATGTTATCAACGGCTAGTTCCCCGTCAAAGTTAGTGCTATCTAGTCCTATCCAACTCTTTGCTTTACCAAAGAATTCCGCTGTTAGTGTGCCTGTTGCAGTTGCAAAAATTGAAGCACCAGTTACATAGAATTGATCTGAAGTTTCATCATGTGAGATAGCTTTAAATGCACTCGCACTATGATCAAAATATACATATCCTGTATTTGCACCGTTATTATTTGTATTACTTCCTGTTAATCCTGTAAAGTCTAGCTGAGCTTGATTACTAACTGCGTGTTCATTCTTTCCATCATTGTGGAATAAGTTTACAGGACTGAAAGTTACTTTCCCACTATTTAGTGTAAAGTCTCCACTAACATTACCTATCTTATTGATAGTATAGCTATCGTTACCAACTGTTCCTTCGCTAGGGCCTACTGCTCTATTAAAGTCAACTACTAACGCTCCGCTGGCTGCGAAGGGACTTCTTTTTCCATTTAGATTTACAGTATATACTCGGAAGTAGTACGTTCCACTTAGAGCATCGTCTTTGATCTCTAAGTCAGTATTTGCAGTATTTCCTGCGTGTAACCACTTTTCATTATCTTTAGAGTATTCTACTCGATAATGCCTAATGGAGTTGTAAAGTGACCCGTCACTATTCATAGCCGGGTCCCAATCAACGGTTAAGACATTTATATTTCCGCCGTCCACTCCGCCTGCACGGATAGAAGGTTGTACGTCAATATTTAATACAGAGGGGACGTCCTTAAAGCTGTCGGGTAAGTATATCGTCCTGTACTGTGTTAGTGCCTCGTTTTTGTCGATTGCGTCAAACTTGCTAGCATTATATTCTAATGCTGTTATCTGATAAGTAGCTCTGTCTGTTTCTAGCATACTTATTAGTCTAAATAATTTAGCCTCTTTCTTAGTCTTACCTGTAGCAAGAGCTGATCTAGAAATAATCCAAACCGCGTCTTGTGTAGGTGCTAAGTCAAAAGCTGAAGCTACTGTAAGTGTCTTTCCAGAGTTACTTACACCACTTAATGTTTGTTTTTCGGTATATACAAAGGGTATCCATTGAGTAAATACTAAATCATTACTATCATCTTGTATCCGCGCCGCAGCTTCTTCAGTAGTTATACTAGGTATTACGTCTCCCCTTATATAAGCGGTTCCCCCAATAGTAGCTTGATCTTGTGCTAGTAGACATCTATATCCTACGAAGCTTACTGTAAGATTATAGTCTGCAACTGCGTACCCTGATTCTACTCCGGTGTCTCCAAAAGAAGTAGGTTTTCTATCTACATTTATTGCACTAGTACTACTACTACTAGATACTCTTCCACCCCATGATTTTCCATCTTTATTCTGGTCTATTACCTGTACAATATCACCAGGGCGAAGAAAGGCTGCGTTTATAGAAGTATCGAACGTTACAGTATTGGTGTTCCAATTATTTGTCAGTAACTTCCACTTACCCAGCCTTCTTGCTTGACCTCTCGAAGTACAACCAAATGCTGTGGTTGACTCCGCTTTTACATATTCACCGTCCTTTTGTAGCACTTCTTCTAGTTCTACTATTTCGGTTCTAGTTCTATAATAGTCTTGGGGGTTATTCCAATTAACTGTAATAGAGTTTGTTCGTGTTTTGTTTGCTGTTCCTTCGTACTTAAATTCTCCATTGATTACATTAGCATTTGTAAATTGGTATACTGGGTCTTTTTCTGAATCCTGTACAATGTAGGCTTCTCCGTTAAGGTAGTATTGCATACCTCTAAACATACTAGTAACATCGTTGAGTACTTTAAAAGCTTCTTGTTTTCCAGAGATTACTAAGTTTGCACTAAATCTTGGCTCATGTTGCCCTGATGATCCACTATCTAAATAGTTAGTATCATCTGTACAATGTATACTTAGTAAGTCCAATGCTTCCAAACCTGCAGGTACGAGTTCGTCACAGTACCTTCCAATTTGGAATAGTTCCCATTTATTTACTTGAATTTGAGATAGGTAATTACCTAGTCCATAAATCTTATTAGTAACTAAATCGTTATATACCCAAGCTGGGTTATTACACCATGACTGATAGAATTCTCCGTCCCAGTCTTGTTCATTGGTCATAACCTTTCCGTCGGAGTTTCTTCTTCTATAGTTTGCAGGAATTAGTACTTGTGCTGTTGATGTTATTGTTCCTGTATCGCCATCTGTATTTGCTATAGGACCTGTTAGAGCACTGGTATTGGCTGCTACATTCCTAAGGTAAAGTGTGTTGCTGACTTTCTTATCTACAACTCCACCAGCAAACATTGCTGCTGTCATGGTTCCTGTACAAGTATTACTTGTTATAGTTTTATATGCCCCTTTACCAGAGTCAGCTGCTGTATCAAAAGGTTTATTTAGTGTGTATGTAAAGGTTGTTGCACTTGCTGCAACACAAACAAAGTTGCCTTCAAAAAAGTCTTCGTCTTGAGTAGCGGTTGTTGCTATGGTTGTTGAGAAAGTTTCTCCAGTTGCGACTCCATGAGCAGCTACGGTTGCTGTTGCAGTGTATCCTTCTTCTGCGGTTCCTGCTGATGTAATTGATGAGATAGCAAGTGTCTGACTAATTTGATCTCCAACTGCAAAAGCACTTGCGTTTGATAATGTAACTTTACGTCCATTGTAGTCTATAGGGAGATGGTTAGATGGAATTTGAATTAACTTACCATCAATTTCGTAACCTCTTGCAGGAATACTACTGAACGCTTCTGCGTCAATAACTCCACCTACGTATGCGGTGTATGGATATTCTAATTTGTCTGCTATAGAAGCCTCTATGCTATCTACAAAGATAGCATTTTGAACTTCAACACTATCTGTACTTTCTGGGCTACTTGTTAGTTTCGTTATTTTGAGTGCCCAATCTGTTAAACCGTTATAAGGACTTACTAAAGATTTATACGGTTCTATGTTGAATCCGAAAGTATGTGCGTATTTACCACTTACTTTACCATCAAAACCAGTATCAAATACTTCTACAGTTCTTTGCACTCCGTCAATATCTGTCCAACTAAAGTCAATAGTAAAGAATACTTTAGTAGTATTTATATCACCCTTATTATCTCCTGTTTTAGTAATTGCAGACATTCCAGTAGTAGATATAGTAATTTTAATATAGTCAGTTTGATTCTTTTCAAAAGTACCACTAGATATGGTATGAAACTGAGACTCTCCCTCTAGTAGCTCTGCGCCACCGACACTCTGCATGAAAGAAGCAGTAGGGTATTCTGCAAAGAATTCAGCATCAACTATTTGTTGTGCATCACCATTCTTTGTAAGTACTGTAAAGTTATTAAAGTTTGTAGCTTGGTCAATTCTGCCTGTAGCAACGTTTACATTTCTTAAACGTACTTCATCAACAAGAATAGAAGCATCGCCATATACCAATCCTTTAATTGGACCTTCTGCAATAGCATCTATGAAAGCGGCACTTTGCCTTGCAAACATATTATCATCTGCTTCAAATGTAGCTCCGCCCCCGCCTTTTCCTTTTGCGCCTTTAATTATTACTAAGTTAGTATCTTTTGCCATTATCTTCCGTCCCACTTCCAATTTGGTCTACCGTCGACGCCTGTATCTCCATGTGTGCTTCCATCTAGTCTAAAGTTAGGTATTCCTACCATTTTTCTTCCAGCTGTTAGTTTCTGTTTTGATGTGTTTGTAAAAAGTGAAGCAGATATTGTTTTTGATCCAACAATAGCTCTTCCGTATACGAGAGGTATTGGCTCTCCTTGTTTGACTGTATTGACTGGTCCACCGAATAAGTAGTTTTCTGCTTTTTCTGCTGAAGTTCCGTCTGGTACATCAGGTGCAAGCATCATTGCGGCTCCCCCTAATAGTAGTCCCATTCCTAAGTACCCCAGTCCCTGTGTTGCTAAAATTCCTGCAGTAGTAACACCATATGCTGTTGCTGAAGCTGCTAATGTTGCTCCTCCAGCTACTGCTGTAGTTGCTCCTACCATTCCTGTTCCGACTACAGCTGCTGTTGACCCTACTGCGGCTGAACCTGCGGTTCCCATAAAGGCAGGTGTAAACGCTGCTCCCATACCACCTGTCATGGCTATAAGAGTTACTCCTAATACCATCATAAGTGCGGAGCTTTTCGATCCACCAATTACTGGTACAAAAGTATAAGTCTGTGTGCGACTAGCATCGTTTATAACGAGTTCTTCTATCATATCTATAGATTCATTATCTATAAGAACTTCGTACCCTTGTATTCCTGCTGACTCAGTAAGAAACTGACGCATGCCAGGGCGCTGTGCCATCATAGCAGTAAGTGCTTCTGCAGGAGAGCTCACACTAAGTGTCCACTCTTCTCCGAACTTTTGACCTAAAGGCCCTTCTAAATAAACTTTTCTCATATCATACTCTCGTGTCTTACTACTGCTCTGGTTATTTGTTTCCATATTCCGTTGTAATTATCTCTACAAGATAATCTGTTTGGGGCATGATGAAGCATTCTTCCACGTCCTACGTATATTCCTGCGTGGTTGGCAACTTCCGAGTTCAGAGCCATTAAAATGACGTCGTGAACCTGTATGCTACCATCTGCTACTTTAACGAAGCCTTCAGCTTCAAAATTCTCAATATATAAGTTTTTGCCCTTTCCCCAAAAATCCCACTCATACGAGTATGGCTTGATGTTTATTTCATGTGGCTGGAAATAGTCTTGAAGGATAGTGAAGCAATCATGGACGCCATAGACGAAAGGTCTTCCCAGTATTTCATGAGTTGTTTCGCTTGGTTCCAATTTTATCCACTCGTCATTATATCCAAAAATATACCACGGAATTCCTAATTTATCGCACGCAGCTCGATCCATCATACTTGGTGTCGGCGCGCTATTGGGGTGACTGTGTACTACACCCACTACGTCAGCTACATCTGCAACTGCTTTATAGTCTAAAGGGTCTATAACAAAATCGTTCTTTGGGTTCTCTGCTCTATTCTCGCAGGGATTCCATTTTAATCTTCCTTTCTTTACACTTAGTAATCCACAAGCTTCCTTGTCTCCTTCACTCCATACGTGGTGTTTTATATCATCTAGTACTGATTCAATCATTAGTATAATGCTGCTCCTGGGAAGCCCCCAAATGGTAGAGACACATTTCGAGTACCTCTGTCGTTAATTATTGCGGTTGCTGTTGCTACAACAGAAGCGCCTGCACTTGCTATTACTACATTGGGAATTGAAGTATATCCTGTACCAACCGCTGTCATTGTAATCTTTGTAAGTATTCCACCTGCTACTGTTGCTGTTGCAGCTGCTCCTGAGCCTCCGCCTCCAGTAAAAGTAATAGAAGGAACGCTAGTATAACCGATTCCTCCTGTTTGTATAGTGCCGGCTGATGTGATGTTTATGTTTACTCGTGTCATTTTTACACCAGTACCTGTAGGTTCGTGTCCGTAACGGATTGCACATGAGTTTAATCTCTTACCGCACACATCACCAAATTCCCAATAGGAAATATTAGTAGGTTTTACAATATCATCAGCTGAGTCACTAGTTGCAATACTATGAGCAACTATACATTTATATAGTGTTACTCTTGTTGCTTGTACATAGCCACATAGCCCATCTACACAGGTTACGGTATCTCCATCTACACTTGAATCATCTTGTACTGTTATAGTATAAGTACTACCACTACCTTTTTCTTTTACAAAGACAGGTATACTTTTATAATTCTGATCTATATGAGTAAAGCCTTTTAGTATAACAAAGTCTCCTGCTGTAAATACATCTCTTGCTGCCGCATTGGCTAGAGTAAGCACTCTTTCATTTGTATCGTCAGTTACAGCACTTACAGGGTACAGTCCACCAATAGGTCTGTGGTACTCTACATAGTTCCCTACTGCGTAGGTTTTAGCTGCGTATAGATTATTAGTTCTATTTGATACTATATTTTGTAGTCCCCAAGTATCGGGATTAGTTATTTTAGTATCATCTTTATCAAAGTATAAAGTATGTTCAGTTCCGTCTATTGTAAACCTATTATCACTAGGCCAGTCACATCCACCTTGGTCACTATCTTTATATTTCCAAGGACAGCGTGCTGCAATAATTTGTCGTCTAGGTAATTGAACTCCTTGTACATCAAAAGCAGAAGTAAGTTCAAATTCTACCATTGTAGCTGTCTCAGTTGCTTTTCGCTCTATATAGTACACATCTCGATTAAATTCTACAGGAGGGTTAGTACTTAAATACTTTTGCAAAGTTCTTCTACGAATTACTTTTGCTCCTACTAAGTCATCAAAGTTACTCAAGTTTGCACTCCAGTAATTATTTATATTAGCAAATCTAACACTAGGTCTTGCTAAAGATCCTGTTCCTTTTATTTCCCAACCTTCTGATTCTACAGGAAACGCACTATAAGTTTGTACTCCGTAATTTATAGCGGTTGTTGAACCAAAGTTATCTTCATCATTTAGGCTGTACCAAGTAATATCTTCTGCCCCATTAGAACCGTCATGGAAGTATAGTTTATCCACGCCCGCTCCCCCAATATCACTATCAGGTAGTAAGACTTCAAAAACGGTTATTAAACCGCTTGATTGGGATTGACCTTGCAGGTCAGCAACTAACGAATTGTTAGTGCCTACTATGGGTTGACTCACGCTTCAAAGACCTCCCTTGCTGAACAAGATAAGCTATAGTAGTCATCATATGTGAATACTTTATTATACCCTTCTACTACTACTGTTACTGTTTCTTCATCGCCGCTTTCATTCTGGTTTGGCACGGTGAGTTTACAAGTATCTATAGTAGCTAGTTGATTAAAGAAATCATATATATTATCTATATCTGCTTTAGTTCTATTTCCAAAACTTATAGCCCACGTTCTAGGAGTATGATTTATACCATCTTTGAATCTTAGCTCGTAACCATCTCCAAATTTTGCTGAAAGTATACGAGGCGTTGTAGTCTGTTGTACTCCTCTATCGTACATACAAGCTTTTGAACTAAAACCTGTTATAGCTGTCCCTGCTGAAACTGTGCTTCCGCCTGTTTGTACTGTATTTGTTTTAAATCCTAATGCCATTATGCTCTACCTTTCGTACCTTGTGGGTTTAATAGTCCACCGGGTCTCATTTCTTGTTGTAAATGTTGCTGTACTAATCCACCGATTGATCTTCCGAGTCCTTGCATTCCGTCACCTGTTACTGACGACTGACTTTGCCCTTGACCATTCATACTAATAGATACATTAACTGTATTCTGTCCACCAGCACCATGCATTTCTACGGGAACGCTTCTATCATTTCCTAAAGGAATGACTGCTTCGTTACCATGTAATGTTGCTTGGTAACCAGAATTTGGTCCTTGTGCTACTCCACCATATGCGAAAGATTTTCCACTAGGAGACATCATTCCACCATATCTGCCTATTGGATCTGCAGTTGGTACATTAAGTCCTCCCATCATTGGCATACTTCCCATTCCTGGGAACATAGCCATTAGTATCTTAAGAGCAGCTGCTTTAGCAAACATAGCTGCTAAGTCCGATAATACTGATTTAGCTAAATCTTTCATTCCGTCTTTAAAGGATTTTGTACCATCTACCATTGTTTGGAACATAGAGGTAAACCCGTTTGAAAGAGTTGATTGGATGCCGTCCATTAGTTCAGTTTCTATTTTAAGACTCTGAGTTTCAGTAACTGTTTTTCTAATGTTATCAGCGATCTCAGCAGTTATTGGTATTGAATTCGCTCTATACATATTTATAATTTTATTAAATTCTTTTTCTGCTGGATTAAGTGTATAGACTTTCTCTCTGTTGTAGTTAACGTCTTGTTCTAATTTCGCCATATATCCTGTAATATATTTGCCTTCATCAATATTATCAAGCTCATCATTAGCTAGTAGTAATAGGTTATTTTTATGACGTAATGCTATTTCTTGTGCTAGTAAGGCATTGTATTTCTTCTGAGCCTCGTTCTTAGGGTCTAGTATCATGTCTTTATCTAGACCTGTTCCACCCATTTGCTCACCAATCTCTCCAAGCCCAGTAAGGTTCCCTCTAGCAGTACCTAAGTTTGTAAACTGCGTTTTGTTATTAGTCATTGCAGTATTATTAGCTGTTCGCGTCTGTCCTCTCTGCAATTTTTTCTTTGCATCTGTAGGATCCATTTTTGCGTCCATTGCCATTTGTTTCTTCATCACTTGTTCTGCTCTGACTGCTGCGTTAATTGTTAATTGTGTATCTGATCTTTCTTTCGCGTTTTTAAGCATGTCTATGCTAACTTGAAGTATACGCTCTTTTACCAGTCTGTTTGCTTCTTCTATAGAAACAAGTGTACCCGCATTATCAACAGCTGATCTAGCATTGATTAACTCTGCTGTTTCCAGATCAGCACCCTTAAGTCTTACCGCTAGTTCCTCAGCATTCATGCCGTTAAGTTCAAGTTGAAGTGCTCCACGCTCTTTTTCAGTTTTAGTTCTATCTAAGAGAACGCCTTTTTGTTTTTCCTCGATTGCTTTCTGTGCAACTTTTGCCGCTAGTTCATCTAGTTGTGATTTTTGTACTTTATCTTGAAGCTGTGCTTTTTTTGCTATCAGCAGATTACCTTGTTGCTCGAAGGTTGTTCCAGCTGCTGCTGCATCCGAAGTTGCTTTCTTTCTGGTAAGAATGTCTTCTGCGTATTTAATTGAATCCTGTTGTAGGGCAGAAATGGTTATTTCGCCTGGTATTCTTTTTGTTTTGATGTCACCTGCAATTGCTTTTTGAATCCTTTGGACTTCTTCCATATGTGCAATTGATTCTTCATCGCTTATACCTTGTTTTTTAATTTGCGCAAGTTCTTCTACTAGACCCATTTCTTGGTGATAGAACTTCATCATGTTACTTTGCTGTTTAGCTGAGAACTGCTGTTTTATATTTCCGCCTTTACCTGCTTGTGTGTTGGCTAGCATCTGCTCTTGGCTCAGCTGCGTTACATCGCCCATACCTAGGAGAGCGTCCCGCACTTGACTACCTCCACTATGCTTCTCATCGCCTCCGGTAGCGGACTTCATTCTAGACTGTAGAGACGTTTTATCTCCTACATTGTACTGTTCTAGTCCAATCGCTCCAGTTCTCATTGCACCACTTGCTAATCTCTCTGCCGAGCCCTTTTTCATCTGTGGAAGGGCAATTGATAAATCTGACATAGAAGCTGCATAGGCTTGAATTAAGTCTTGGTAAGGTAGTTCAGTAAACTTTCGTATCTGCTTATCTAGCATTTTATTTACTGTTTGTTGATTTTGAGAGAATCTCTTTGAAGCCTCAGACGCATTTATTATTGCATTTGCCATATTTAAATAGCCTGTTGACATTTTTTCATTGATCGGTAAGCCTTGCTCCATCTGTTCAAGAAGACCACTGTAGCCCTCGTCAAACGACTTAAGGTTTTTTGCTAAGGCGATAAATCCTTTTATTACATCATCAGTTGGTTTTTTGCCTTTTTCTAATTCTTTATTATATGCTCTAATCTGTTTATCGATTCCTACGCTTTGGAAAGCTTGACCTGCCTGCTCTACATTCATTTTTAATGATAGCATGTAGTCTTCAGTTCTCAACTCAACCATAGCTTTTAGTTCTTTATTTAAAGTTCCTAGGTCTTCTCCTAATTTTTTAGTTTCTTCTCGAGAAGCTTTGGCAGTTTCATCTAAGTCTCTCCACCAACCAATCAAGGAAGCAATACCTTGTATAAGCATTACGATAATACCAATTATACCTGCAGCCATCATAGCTTTGTTCATAGCCCATGCGGCACCTGCAGTAGCGGCTTTCATTCCCATCAGCGTAGCATTATAAACCATTGCTGTACCTTTATACGCTACTTGTTTCATGCCTTCCGCTGCTCTTACGATGGATACTGATTTCATGGTAGTTTTCTTTAAAAGAGCTTCTTGTATGTTTAAGTGGTTTCTAAATGCTCGTTTCTCCTGAGCATTAAACTTCATATAGATACCTTTCTTCTCTCTCATCATACGTCTATACGCAGCTACTTGTCTTTTGTTTAAAGTTTTTTCTTTACCAGTTGTACCAAATTTCTTAACACCAAGACCCTTCAGTCCTTTCTTAGACTCTCCTGCATCAACAGGAGTCGCAGTTAGTGCATCCCCAACGCCTTGAAACGCGCCTTTCATTTCACTACCAGACTTCTTGAATTCATCTTTAAATGAATGCATTGCCTTTTTAGACGAATCGAAGCCGGCAGATAAATTTGGGAGTACTGATTTTAGAATAGGGGTAACAAATAGAAGCACAGCTGAAACTAGTGCCATTGAGTTATCTTTGAAAAAGTTAAGTAGCGGAATTATTCCTTTTATTACAAAGTTTTGAAAACCAAGTAATAAATCGTCCATTTCTTTTGAGAACTGCCCCATAGCAAATGCATCTGGATCCATCTTCTCTTGAATTGCTCCGTACTTCGCTTCGGCTTGTCCTAACACATCATTAAGAACAGCTTGTGTTCTTTCGTATGCGTTTAATTGCTCTCTTGTTTTTCCTACTGTTAACGCGTATTTGTTAGTAGCGTTTTCTAGTCTTAAAATGATACCTAATTCATCTAATAGTTCTGGTTCGGCTTTGGTAACACCACGTATTAGTCTGTTGAATGAATCTTCTAAATCTCTACCAAGGGCTAAAGAGGCGTCCGTTGCGGCTTTACCTAGTCCTTCTAGTTGTGTAGCACTTAAACCCGCAGCCACACCAATAGCCGCAGAACTAGCTGCCGCCTTGAATCCGAGCATTCCGTTGGTTGCGTCTTGAATGTTGCCTGTGAGGGATTTGTATGCTGTACCTGTAACCATTCCGAAAGCTTTCTGACCTTCGATAAGATTACGAGTTTCCATTGAGGATTTCATGAACTGGAAAGCAGCTGATACGGCGAATACTTGAGCAGCAATTGTTGCATAAACACCCACAATACCACCTTGCATGGTTTGGGCTTGCTTACTAAAGTTTTTAGTTGCGTTTGAAGATTGCTGGGTTACACCTTTAATTCGTCTGTCGGTGGACTGAGATGCTCCACCAAGTGCGTTCATTTTCTTGGTGAGTTTCTCTGCTTCTTTACCCATGACTTTATAAGAACCACCATCGGTAGTTTTTATAATAATCTCTGCTGCTTGTATTTTCTTTGCCATTTATTTCTTACTTTTTGACCGCCTTGTGTCGGCGTCTTGCTTACGTTTAAGCTCTCCGTTGATATTTATCGTGTTAGAACTCTCTATATGCTTTAAGAAAAATGCAACTGTCCGTTTGTCGTCGACTTTATAAATGTTTAATAAGTCCATTAAAGGAGACCAGTCCTTACCCATGTAAGAACCACTAGCCCCGTCCCATCTATCTGGTAAGATAGCGTGTATGAGGAAAGCTTCCTGAATTTCCAAGGGGAAATCCCCTACTTCAGGAGGCATCTCATCTGGGTCAGGATCTTGTCCCATTTGGTGACACATCTGTAGATAAGCGTCTACAGTTATAGTGTTACCGAATATTCGGTCAATCTGTGCAAGCGCCCAGGCTACTTGCTCGCTGTAAAATTTTCTAGATCGCCAACTTGTTCTGTTACCCAAGTATCAAAGTCACTAGCATTTTTCATGAGTACTTCTACATTTTCTTGCGAAAACTCTAGTACGGACTCTTCTTGTGCAGGGCTTAAATCCCCTAATAGTAACATGTTTTTGGCATAACCAAGTTTAAATCCATCCCATCCTTTAATAACTGCTTTAGTATACTCTTCGAGGAACTTATCGTCGTCCATCTTTTCTTCGTATCCTCTAGTCTTCTTATTGAAAACTTGAGAAACACAACGAGTTCTAAGTCTCATCAGTTCTTCTCTTGCTAAGTAACAAAGTTTTACTTTGAAACCTTCACAACCAGGGTAGTCAAATTCTACTGTTTTGCTTGGAGTCATTAGACTCTTAAGTGAAACAGCCTTCACTGCTTCTTTTTTTACTGTATCGTTCATTTGTTTATTATATTCCATAAAAAGGCGAGCAGGGTTACTGCCCGCCGTAAGTTAAGTTATGAGCTGTAAGTTACGCTCATTTCATTAGCACTAGCTGATGCTGTTGCACTTGAAAGATCTGCTGGTAAGGCATGGAAATTAACATCTACACTAATTACGTCTTCAATCGAATGAGTCGGTAATTCTAGATGACAATTTGGTAATGCCACAGTTACTTTCGGGTCGCTTGCGCCACCAATACTAAATGTCATGTCGAAGTTATTCGTAATAGTTTGCGTAGCTTCGTGTAAATCTTCTAAAAGATCTTGCGAGCCATTTGTAGCACTATTTAAGTAGCAGGTAAAGTTACCTGAAACTGATCTAGTTCCCATGACGTGTCCTAGAGGCTGATTAACAGTTCCTAGGGTTTCTGGTGTTAAGTAAGTTAGATTGTTTTCAATCGTAATATTACCACCTGTCAATATAACACTATAAGTAGTGTCTGTTTGACCGTAGACTTCTTCAAAAACAGTACCAGTACCTGTAGCGGCAGCTGATCCTCTTGTAAAGATAGTTCCTGCATTACTATCTGCTCCACCAACGTTAGTTGCTGTAAAGACAGTATTACCTGGTACGGCAATCTTATATTTTTTGCCTTCTTCCATTGCTGTCGCTAATATAGCGTCATCATTAAATCCGTCTCCGCCTGAACCGGCTGAAACATCAGATGCAATAGCTAATGAAGTAAGCTTTTGTCTAATAAAGTTTGAAGTACTTGTTATTCCTTCATCAATTAAACCTTTTGTTGTAGTACCTGCCGCTGCTGTATTCAGCTGTGCGACTTCACTAATTTTTTTACCTTGTCCTGACCAAGCAACTTGTGCTAGTCCTTCAATATCGAAATCGATAGAGGCTGAACCGATAGAACAGTCACTAACTTTATAAACTGTAACTCCATCTGTTCCAGTATCATATGTTGCTGACGTACTGTCTTTTGCTGCTCCTAGTACAAAGAACAGATCAAAAACACCAAGTGCTACTTTATTTGAGTTCTGAAAGTTAAATGCGTTTGGTTCCCATGCTGCTACTGCTTGGACATCTGTTGCTGCTACTGCTAGTCCATAAGACACTGCTGACATTGCTGCCCATAGTGGTCCTTCTACTGCAAATTTCTTTGCGTTTCCTGCGTGTTGTTTAGTTACAAATGTGTCGCCCGTACCACTAGTGGTTGGTCGCATATAAGTGCTAAAACTCCATTCTGCTGGTGCAAAAGAGTCGTTGAACATCGCTCTTCCTCTCTTGCTGTTACCCGATGAGTCGGCTGCTTCATTCAGAGTAATCTCTGAACTATTTGTAGCCTGACTAAAGGAGTAACCGTCTAGTACTGGTAATTCATAAAGAGCGTCAGTGTTGCCTGCGACCGTCCCTTTGAACTTCATGAATACTTTGGTATCTCTACTAAAATGAAATGCCATTATTTTTTCTCCTAATTTTTCTTTGGAAGAGCCTTACTAAATATTTATTTAGCTTGTGCTTTTCCTAGTATTGTATC